GTGACATCAGAATTACTAAATACGATAGGTTTGAGCTCTAATATCATCGGTGTGATTCTAATTTTTTTCTTTGGTTTACCTCAACCATCACATAATGAAGGTATGTCAATTGGGATAGGGGAGAATACTGTCTTAGCTGATGGGACACGAGTTAAAGATATAATGGCGAGGGTCAGAAGGAGGAAGGCTATCTATAAATGTTTCGCCTTCTTAGCACTTTGCTTAATGCTTATTGGTTTCATTTTGCAACTATTAGCGCTTTGGGCTTACAAGTGATTAATGATGTTTCCTGACACTTCTAAAATAGGCCCCATATTTACGGGGCTTCGTCTTTGGTCACATCCAAGCAATTTGTTGCTGCCCTGTCGACGTCGGGTGAGGTTTAGCTGGCTTCACTTCGCCCGGCTTAACGATGTAGCGCTCGACCGTTTCCGTCGTGACGAACGTGCAACTGCAATTAATGTTTGTGCACTGGTGATAACGTTCCTTTGTCGTGTCAGTAAAATAACGACTGGTACGAGCATGAGCGGCTGTATGGCATAACGGACAATGGAACATTTTTATCACCTCATCTAATGATTTAATGACGCCATTTTATCCATTAAATATATATAAAACAAACAGATACATGGCATTTATCATTCATCCGTTTCGGCTGCATACTCTACATCCGAAAGCCTTACCTCGAGCTCTACGCCCGTCGTGAAGCCGTTATTATTGAGATTGTGGGTCACCTTACTGATTAACCACGCCTGCTCGTCTATGACGCGCTTAAAGCCTGATACCTTCACCGGCATTTCAGGATAAATATCGGCCCGGCCGGTCGCGAGGCTGATTGAAAATTCCGCGACTCCACGCTGCAATTTATCCCACTTCGCCTGAGCCGCCCGGATAGCCTGCGCTTTTGACGCGTAAATCGTGGTCATCGCGAAAACATTATCCGCTTCGCCTGCCATATACTCTCCCTCGCGGGCTTCCTGCTCTTTCTGTTTTTTGGCCCTTGCCACACTGCTGACCGGCTGAGCCTTTGGATGCTGGAGCGCCCGAAGATGCTGCTCTTTTGGCTTGCGCTTCAGCGTCACTTTTTGCGCCTGCTTTTGAGGTTTCGGGTCTTTGGTATGCAGCCATTTCGCCGTCACGCCGGTATACGCTCCCCGGTCAGCAATAGCGAACTGATGCCGGTCTCCGTCACTGCGTTCAATGCTGGTTTGAGGGATTATTTTTCCGCTGGCTGTCGTACCGCTCCCGGCTTTCAGCATCAGCAGTTTTCCTGCCTTGACCGATACCGCCCCGCCGTTTCGCTCGGCGAGGCGTGTCAAAAATACCGCGTCTGATTCCTGCGACTGGTCAATGTGTGGGATTGGGATCCCCGCGAGCGATGGCACCACGCTGGCTGTCAGCTTGTTACGGGCAGCAATGGCCTCTACCACTGCTCCGAGCGTGGTGTCATGCCATGATTCCTCCCGACGTGAATTGAGCGTACCGCGAAAATCCGCACTCCGCGCACGCAGCGTCACCGTATCCGGTGCGCCGTGATGCTCCACCTCGTCGACGGTAAAATCCCCCTTGCCCACCAGGGCAAATCCTTTCCAGCCGAGATACAGCGACAATACCGCGCCGCGTACCGGCAGCTCGACAAGGCCGTCGGTATCGTCGAGCTCAATGTCGAGCTGGTCAGCTTCAAATCCACGATTGTCCGTCATCGTCAGATTAATCAGCCGGTCACTGATATTACCGGTGATGTCCTGACTGTTGAGGGTCAGCATAAACGCAGGTGTCAGCGTGGCACCTGCGCCGGTCACAATATCCGGCACGGTTAACCTCCTGCCTGTGAGAGCAAATTACCCGCCCGGCCGACCAGAGATTCGGCCTGTTTCCCGATATCACCGTAGAGGGCAACGAGCGAGTCATCGACGCGGGTCAGTGACAGCGTAAAGCTGATTTTCCGGGGGGAACCATCGGCAAAAAATACGCTCCCCGTTTCACTCACGTTATTGATAACGAACATCCCGTAAATCATCCCGATGCCGGAGATGAGTGGCCACGCGCGCCCCTCATCTGCCATCTTATACAGCGCCAGCATCGACAGCGTGCCGCCGGTCAGTTCGGGGTATAACTCACCTGTGAGCGTGATTTTTTCCTCACCGGGGCCGAGGAACTGAAACGCATCGCGCTTCCCGACACGGGCGTTCGACGGCCAGCGATAATCCGCACTGCGTTGCAGATTTTGAAACGGGACCGTCTGGCGCATAAAAACAAACATTCCAAGAGCAAGCATCATCGTCAGACTCCTTAATCATGCATCATGCTGGCACGGGCTTTGGCGCGCTTGTTGCGATCATATTTTTCGAGCGCATCCTGTAGCTGGTTCCCGAGCGCACCGCCCGGTGCACCGCCCTGCAAATTAATCTGGTACGTCGGGCTACTCTGGTCGACATAAGTGCGCGGAGCCGGAGCGGTGACCGGGGTATACGCCTGATAGCCACCGGGTGAACGGGTCGCCGGGATATACCCGCCTCCCTGACTGACCGGCGGTATGTTGGCGGGGGCAGTATCGAGGGAATGTGATTCCTTTTTTACGAGGCCAAGCTTTTCGAGGATCACATCGAGACCGCCGCGCAGCTTGTTGAAGATGTTCAGCGGTAACATCAGCGCATCGGCCAGTGCCTGACCGAATACCACCCCGGCATTTTTGCAGCTATCCAGCGTGTCCTGTGTGGCTTTCACCGGTGCAACAAGGTCCTTAAACCACTGCCACACGGCGCTGAGCTTCTGCCCGAGACTGTCAAAAACCGGGGCCAGAGGCGCAAACATTTCACCGACGGGAGAAAAAGCCGCAATAAGGCCCTGCACCACCCCCGAGAAAAAGGCGCTGATGGGCTCCCAGTATTTACGGATAAGCAATGCCCCGGCGACAACCGCCGCCACGACGGCCACAATCGGCCACGTAACCGCGCCGAGCGCGGCAACAATCACCGCCCCAGCCGTTGAAAACACCGCACCCAGCAGGCCAGCCGCTGCAATAACGGCATTTATCCCGGCGATAACCGGCCATGCAATCAGGCCAATACCGCCCAAAATCCCAATCAGAGCCAGTGCGCCAGTCACGATGTTAAACAGGGTCTTTGTCAGTTCAGGGTTGGCCTTCGTCCATGCGGCCACAGTACCCAGCCATTCCGTCGCCGAACGGGTCAGTTTTCGCAGGGCCGAATCTTCTTTCTCGAAGACTTCAATTTGCAGGTCTTCCCACGCCGACTGGAGGTTTTTTAAATCCCCGTCGAGGTTGTCGGTCTGAATTTTTGCGATGAGCTCAGTGGTGCCGGTGGCGTTTTTAATCTCGCTGCGTTTTTTATCGAGCGAGCCATCACCGGCAGCGGCGACAAGCTTAATCGCGCCTTTCATAGCCTCTTCACCGAAAATCACCTTGAGGTATTCGCCAGTTTCAGCGGTACCGAGTTTGTTTTTCACAAACGAGCGATTAATCGATTTGAGGATCTGCTCCACCGGCAGCATGTTGCCTTTGGAGTCGCGGGTTTTGACACCGAGCTCGGCAATCGCTTCAACGGCTTTTCCCATCGGGGCCTGAAGCCGGTTAAAGATGGCGCTCGCGCCGGTACCCGCCATCGAGCCCTTGATCCCGTTATCCGCCATAATCCCGAGCATCGCGGTCGTATCTTCGATGCTTGCCCCTGCCGCCTCAGCCACGGGCGCAACATACTTCATCGCCTCACCGAGCTCGATAAGGCCGGTATTGGATGACGTAAAACCTTTTGTCATCACGTCAGCGACACGCTGAATTTCCGTCGTCGGCAGGTTAAAGGCCGATTGCATGTTCGTGATGATGTCGGCCGCTTCGGCAATGTCCACATCTGCCGCGAGACTCAGGTTAACCGTGGAACCAGTCGCGGCCAGTACGTCATCTGCTTTGTAGCCTGAGCGGGCAAGCGTGGTCTGCGTCCGGGCAACATCACTCGGTGCAAATGCCGTGCTTGCGCCAATATCGCGGGCCTGCTTACGGATCTGCGCCAGTTTGTCATCACTTTTTTCCAGACCAAGGATCGCCTGTGTGCCGGACATCTGTTTATCAAAACCGATGCCCGGTGCGATAAACCGTGATGCACCGTACAGACCCGCCGTCGCGACACCGACCCCGGCCATGCCAGCATTGCGTGCCCCGGCCGCGAATTTTTGCCCGGACTCATAGCGGGATTTCACGGCCGACAGTTTTGCCTGCTGCGCACTGACGCGCGCCAGCGCATCGCGCTGACGATTGAGCTGTGTGGTGGTCTCACTGATGGAGGTTTTAAGACGACGCTCATCACCCGACAGCGTGCGGGTACGGATGCCCACCTGCTGTAGTTCGCTGCGCTGGCGCTGTACCGAGACACGCAGACTGTTGTATTTCGTTTGCAGTTCAGACGCAGCGCGCTTCGCCGTCTCCAGTGCCTGAGCCTGCGCCCGCGTTGGGGCTGTCGTGTTCCTGAACTGCACCGCCAGTGCGGCTGCTTCCTGTTTCGCTTTAGCGAGCGACTGACCCGTTACCGCCAGTTGTGCACTGGCCTTCCGAAAGCCCTCGATGCGGGATGCCTGACCGTTCAGATCGCGTAACGACTTCTGCGTCGAGAGAATATCCCCCGACAGCGTTTTGCTCGCGGTCTGTATGGATTTAAACGGCCGGGTTGCCTGGTCGACCGCTTTCAGCAGCACTTCGAGTTTAAGGTTATTACTCATTCGTGTTCCCGCTTCGCTGGAGCGCCTTTTCGCGCCATGTGACGAGCTCGGTGAGACTCATCGGAAAGAGCTCTGATGGCCCCCAGTGAAAAATCACTGCAACGTCGGCCATCAGGTCATCGACCGTAAAATTTGCCCCGAAATTTAAGCCGCCGAACTCGGCGACAAAAAACCGACCACCTCACCGGCAAAGCTCAGCAGGTCAGGCAGCTCCAGCGCGGCGACTTCCTGCTCGGTCAGGGTCGGCAGGGTCATGCGTGGCAGTACCTTAATCAGCGCATCAACGTCTGAGTTAGCCACCGCCGCCAGACCGACACCGCGTAAGGTTCCGGCCGTGGGTTTCAGAAGAGTGACTTCTGTGATTTCGGTTTCACCGCGCTGGATGGCTTTTACCAGGGTAATGACGTTTGGGTTTTCAGCTTTTTTCATGGGTTCTCTTTCTCATTCGGTATTCAGGGATGCCCGGCCAGCGGCGCTGACCGGGTAAAAATTACAGACCGATATTGCGGCGATGCTCCGCGAGGCGGTCGACGCCGTTGACCTTTTCAATCAGGTTGACCGTGTCGATTTCGATAAGCTCTTTGCCGTTACAGGTGAGCTTGTAATAGGTGCAGTCCATCGCGATTTTGGATGTCGCGACCTCGCCCTGTTTGGCCTCGCCGGTGTCGACTTCTTTCTGACGACCACGCAACACCACCTCAACCGGCACGGTCGCGCCGGTGTCGTCGCGCTGGTAGGAGCCCGAAAAGCGCAGCGGCACCGCAGAAGCATTCGCAGCGCCATAGAGTGACCAGATGACGTCATCCGGGAAACCGCCGGTGGAAAACTCCGCCGCCAGGGCGTCATCATCGAGGCCGAGGTCAATCGAGGCAGAGCCATTCATCCCGCCGCCGCGGTACTTTTCGAGTTTGCGGGTCAGTTTGGGCAGCGTCATCGACTGAACGACCCCGAGGAAACTCGTGCCGTCGATAAACAGGTTCATGAGCTTTAACGTACGCGGTAATGCCATGATTCAGGCTCCTTATTGGCTGTTCACAGACGAGATGAGATCCACCAGGTATTTATCGGTGATGCGCTGACGCAGGGTCAGATTTTCCAGCGGTGGTACCGGCGTGTAGTCGTAATCGAGGTACAGCTTCCCGGCTTTCAGCGTCTCTTCATCGTTGGCGTTGTCGTCAAACCAGCAGGTGGCATCGACGATATAGCCGTTGCTTTTCAGCTCGCGGAATTTGGCATTGATGCCATCGATGATGTCGCGAATGATCGTGGCGGTAATCGGTTTATCCACCGCCCACATGTGCGCCTCTGCCATCGTGTCGGCGATGACCTGCGCGGTACGGGTGTAGTTTTCAAACTGGAATAGCGGGTCATCTGAGCAGGTGCGGTTGCCCCAGAAGCGAAAACCGTCTTTGCGGATAAGCGTGGTTACGCCCGCTTTATTGAGCAAATCGGCATCGGTGCCGGATTCCTGTAAATCCCAGTACACCGAGGCACTGATACCGGTGACACCATTCACGCCGACGTTCGACAGGGTTTTGTGCCAGCCAGTGTCATTGTCGATTTTCGCACGCAGACCGAGTGCGCGCGCGGTGGCATAAGCGGTTTCAGTGGCACTGGTGGTGGTATTCCATGACAGGAAATCCGGCCAGATAACCATCAGCTCGCGGGCGCTGAAATTGTCACGATACTTGATGGCATCAGACAGGGTTTTGCAGCCCCACGCCGAGACATACCCGAACGCACGCAACTTCTGCGCCACCGGTACAAGGGCGGTCGCGACGTCCTGTGAATCCAGTCCCGGCACGCCGAGAATGCGCGGCTTCACGCCGGTGACGGCGCTTGCCGTCAGCAGCGCTTTCAGCCCGGTGTATTTCCCGTTCTCATCGGTGGTACCGATGATATTGGAAATCGTCTGCGCCTGTGCCGCCTCTTCGTCGTCGCCGGTGCCCTCTTCGACACGCACGACGATAATCACCGGCTTTGACTGGTCAGCGATGGCCTGTAACGCCGTCGCCAGCGTGCCACGGGTGCCAGCCTTACCGATGACGCTTTGCGGGTTGGTGATTAACACCGGCTCATTGAGCGGGAAGGTCTTTGCATCGGCGTCACTGGCCGTGCAGACCATCCCGACAATGGCGGTGGAAACCGTAGAAATGGTGCGCGTGCCGTCGTTGACCTCGACGACCTGCACGCCGTGATGAAAATCAGTCATCCGTTTAACTCCGTTGAGTGGGGTGACTGACATTGTCCGGGGGCGACGTGGGCGGGGCTATGTGTACGGGTTGGTCTGACGCTGGTACAACCCGGGGAAATATTACGATCGTTTTCAGCGATCAATCCCGCCGGTATCGATCGTTAATACCCATTATCAATAGGGGAATAATGCCGCTATCGTTTCGCCATCAATGAGGGCGTAAACATGACGTATTTACTGTGGATTGTGGGCGGTGTGCTCGCGTGGGGGGCAGTCGGTTTTATCTGGTGCCACTGGTTCGCGGATGACGACGATGACGAATATCAGGAATGTCCGTATGAATAAGCCCGCGACGCGGGCTTCATTTTTATGCGCCCGGGGATGACGGCCAGCTCACATCCAGCGCATCTTCCGGTTCCACCCGGTTAATCAGCACCCGGTATTTTTTCCATTCCGTCAGTCTCACCTGCTCCTCATCCGTCGCCATCCCCAGCTCAACCGCATCCTCGAGGGTGCTGATGGTGAGCGTGGCGGCATGCGTCAGCCGGGTCTTTTCTTCCCGTGCAAAGGCAATCGCGGCATCACGCTCAGCGTCAGTGTCACTTTCCCAGCCCTTGCCATCCCATTTCATATACGGCCCGTGCGGTGCAACCGATGTAACACCTGACGGCAATGCGCCCGGCTCAGTAATAAACACCGGTTCACCTGTCGTGGTATCAAACACTGCCTCACCGCGATGGTCTTCCACCTGACGCCATGTTTCACCGTTAAAAATCGCCACGTTGCCGGGCAAAACGTCCGGCGGCGCAATATGGGTGCAGTCAGCCGGTAATCCGGTATGCGCCGGGAGATACGCATCCCCGATGCCAATAAACTCACGCGTATCGGCCCGCAGGTTATAGACCTTAATGGTGCGGTCACGGGGAGAGAATTTGAACGTCATTATGCGAGCCTCACGATGTAGTTGAATGCGATGTTTTTGACTGTGGTTTCGGCGTTACCGGCAGCGGCAACGGTCACCGTGTGGGAGTGCGCCCCGAGAGCGATGGAATGGGTGTGCGCCCCAATCCCGACGGTGTGGGTATGTAATCCGATGGCAACGGTATGCGCATGCGCGCCCGCGCTGGCCGCCGTACCACTGATGGAGTGGGTATGCGCCCCGGCGTCGGTGGTCGTGGTACTGGTGTCTTCGTATCCATTTTTCTGGAACGCATTGCGGTCGATATAGCGGTTATTCCCGCCGCCACCGTCCCGCCATGCACGCTGGGCGTGGTGGTGGTTCCCGGCGCTGGCTGCGGTTCCTGAGATACTGTGCGTGTGCGCACCGGTGTTATTCGAGGTTTTCGTCCCGTAATCAAAGGCGTTGCTGGTTTTGGTGCCATAGTCGAATGCACCGGTATTTTTGCTGCCGAGGTCGGTCGATGACGCACTCGCGCCGTGAGTATGAGATTTATTGCCGTCCTGCTCCTGCGACAATACCGCACGACCGCTGGCCGGTTTGCCCTTAATCGTCCAGGTACGCATATCCGGGATAACGCCCGACGGGTAGGCTATCGCCAGCAGTGGGTAAACTGCTTTATCAAACGTCTGGCCCTGCATGAAAGCGTAACCGGTCAGAATACTGTCAGACGGCCACGCGACAGGGGCCCCGACCGGGAACGTGTCGGCGGGCGTCCACACGGTCCAGCCGCCGGTGGAATACTGGCTGCGGGAATAACTGCGCGATGAGTTGTACACGCAGTAAATCTGCGTAACCCCGGCGTTTTTATAAATAACCAGCGTCCCGGCGCTGTTCTCGGGATAGTGTCGGGCGGTTGTTGCATTGGCGTTTGCGGGCTGGCAGTAAAGCCCCGGCTTTTTCAGCGTATCGAGGTCTTCCGCCTTCAGGCCGATGGCCTGCGTGTCGAAAATATCCTGCGAGGTCACACTGATGTCATCACTCAGCGCTTTTCCGTTCACTTTGCGCGTGGCCGGTACGCGCTCATTGGCATTGTCATTCGCCGCTTTCACGGCCTTTGGGGTTGCGGCCAGCGTCTCGGATGGGCTGTCGGTGGCGCTGCTGAGTTGTACAATGCCTTTTTGCGTTGTGGTCGCGTCCTGCGCCGTGTATTTCTCTTTAGCGAGGTCATATGCCGCCTTGACGGCTTTCGGCGTCGCGGCGAGCGTCTCCGACGTGCTGTCGGTGGCGCTGCTCAGTTGGGTAAACCCTTTTTCTTTCAGCGTGGCATCAGGATGACGGCGTGACTGTTCATGCTCCGCGATTTTGTCATCCACATAATCCTGCGTTGCCATCACCATCGAGGCATCGATAGCCAGCTCGACAGACTCAAGGTCTGACAGAATGATGACCATGCGCAGGGTCTGCGCCCGACCGGACCCCTCTTCGAGTTTTGGCTTGTAGCTTTCGGCCATATTGCCGACGGCGACCAGCGTGCCGGTGTCGTCGTAGAGCCCCATTTCACGCAGCCAGAAGCCGCCCGTCTCCGGCGGGATCACCAGCTCCGCCACCACATAATTTTTATGTTTTTTGTCCTGGCTGATTTTGTTCAGGGCATTGCGCCAGACCTCATTAATCAGCGTTGTCTGCGTGGCATTCGGCTCCGGCAGCGTGCCGCCGCCATCCCCGACAGCCATCGCCACGATGTTGACCTTTTTGCCCCCCGGCACCAGTGCGGCCGCGAATTTTGCTGCCCCGGCCGTGGTGACAACGGTTTTATATTTCACTGTCATTCTGCTCTCACTTAGCCCGGATAAACGGTCATGATGTCGCCGTCGTAACTGACGCCACCAGTGAAGAGATAACCGGCGACGTCCTGAATAATATTGAGCCCGATAAGGTGTCGGCTGGCGGGTTTGGCATCCGCGATGAGGCGCTCCATCTCGAGATACATTTCCTCGGTGATACCGGTTTCCAGTACGCCGATATCGAGGCGAAAGGTGCCGGGCGGGTCACGGGTTTCCCACCATTCCGTCACGTTAATCACATACCCCAGCGGCTCGACCACACGCCGCACGGCACCGATGGTGCCTTTGCGACTGTGAATATAAAAAGCAGCCCGGATCACCTCACGTTTGGTCTCTTCCGGCCAGTCACTGTCCCAACGGTCGACCGAGTACGCCCACGCCAGCCACGGCAGCAGATTCACCGGGCAGTTGTCCGGGCTCCAGAGTCGGCGCAGCGGGACCGGGATATTTTCAATTTCCGCACAGGCGCGGGCAGCAGCGACCTCCAGCGGGGATGACCCGACCGGCAGCAGACGAACATTACTCATCGGAACCCCCGAGCCGGATTTGATACGCGGTGCAGAAAGACGCCTGCGTTTTATCGAGCACGATGTCAGCGGCCGGTGCCGCCAGCTCGACCCGCTGCACGCCTTCCACATGCAGCGCGGCGTAAATGGCTGACTGACGAATGTCGCGCCCGAGGCGATGCTGAGCGCTGATATAGGCTTTCAGTTTCGCTTCAGCCGCGGCGGTAATGGGCTCACTTTCCGGGCCGGGGTAGATGTAGAGCGTGGCATCGATGGTGTAATCGACAATCGCCGCCGACTGGACCGTCACCCGGTCGGCAACCGGTCGCACGTCTTCATCGTTGAGCGCGTTACGCACCACCGCAAGCAGATTTTCAGACGCTGCGCCATTGTTTTCACGAGAAAGTACGGAAACGGACACACACGCAGGTTCAGGGCTGACGACCGAAATGTCGGCGACCCGGCCATCGGCGCTGCGACCGTGAAACTCATACGCCCCCACCGGCCCCGCGACGCTCAGGCCCTCAAACGCCTGTTGTGCGCGCAGTCGAAAATCGGTGTCAGACTCCATCACCGCCGGGGTCGGCGGGAGTGTGGTATCGTCAGCCGGGCTGATAATCAGGCGCGTGGTATTGGTGTTGGCGGCCATCACATCGAGGTCATTCTTTTCGGCATAAGCCAGTGTGACGGCCAGTGCCGCCTCATTTACCCGCTGACGCCAGAGCACTTCCCGGTAGGCGTTTTCTTCCAGGTATTTGACCAGCGGGTCAGACTCCAGTGCGAGCGTGCGGGCAATGGCCTCCTGCTGGTCTTCCGGGTAGAGCGAAATAAGGGTCGCCTTTCGTTCAGCAAGGATGGATTCATAATTCAGCGTTTCCACCACGTCGGGCGCGGGGAGCTGGCTCAGGTCTATAATGGCCATAGGTTCAACTCACGGGAATGGTCAGGGATAACGGGGCGCTGCTGCCTTTGATAACGCCTGTCAGCTCAACCATCATCTGACCGTTAAACTGGCGCTCAATCGTCAGCGACGTGAGGGTGACACGCGGCTCCCACTTCAGCAGCGCCATGTAACAGGCGCACATCAACTGGAGATCCAGCGCATCGTTTTGTGGCATATCTATCAGGGTGGAGAGTAACGAACCATATTCACGACGCATCACCCTCGACCCGATCGGCGTGCGCAGGATGTCACTCATGCTCTGGCGAATATGGTCAGCGTCGGTGATGGTGCGCCCGGTATCGCGATGCATGCCGATATAACGACTCGTCATTTTGTGCCCTCCGTCCGGCTGTTACCGCGTTCGACGCCGCCGTGGTCGTGGTCATCCACCTGCACGCCGTTGGAGGTAAATTTTCCGCCCGCATGTTCGATGTCACCACTCATCTTCCCGCCCTTCTGTACCTCAAGCGTGCCGGTGATGAGTTTGTTGGTACACACGACTTCGGGCGTATCTAGCGTGATGCGAGTGTCGGCCTTAATCAGCACGACAGGCACCGTGGCGGTGATGGACTCTTTTGCGGTGACGTCTGCAGTGGTAATGCCGCTAACCAAAAGCGCCCCGGTGTCGGGTTCGTACTCAATAACCGCGCCGTCAGGAAAGGCAATATGAAACGCATCAGCAGAGGCCGAAGGGGCGGGAAAGTCATCAGAGAAAATGGCTGGCAGGACAAAAGCAGTATCGAGCTCACCACCCACAGCCAGAATGAGTACCTGCTCCCCCACCGAAGGAGCCCACCACGTGCGCGAGCGCCCGGCGCGGGAAGTCAGCCAGTTAAGCCATGTCGTTTGTATCCCACCGGTCTGGACGCGACATAATCCCTCATCGAGAGCAACAGCGGTCACAACGCCGGTGCGGATAAGATTACGGATCGCGCGAGCGATATCCTGAAAAGAGGTTAAAGTATTCATGGGGAAAGGATGCCGTCGGGTGCGGCTAGCGGCAATCGAGCGAGGTTTTATCAGTGGCTACACAACGATACTTGTTTATGGAGTTACACCTGAACGTTAGTTTTTTAGAATCTGTCTTTCAAGAGATATTCATTTAGAATAAACTTTCTATGTAACTCCACACGCTTGCAGTAAGCCTGGGCAAGGAAAAAAAATGTTTGAAGAAATCTTAAAATGGGTAGGTAGTGTATTAGCATCTACAGCTGTATTTGGTATCGTCGTATACTTGATGCGCTCTACTCTAACAAAGCTAATCGGTAAATCCATAGAGCATCGCTTTGATAAGAAAATAGAAAGTTTCAAGGCGGAAATCAGAGGTAATGAAAAGGAGTTTGAGCAAATAAGGGCATTCATGGGTTCAATACGTAAAGAAAGAGATTCTACACTTCAAGCCAAACGCTTCGAGGCTGCTGAAACCCTAATGCGTCAACGTCAATTTCTTGGTCAATTTACCATGCTTGTTGAATATGTAAAAATGCTTAACATGGAAGAAATATTAAAAAATAGAAACGATCCTCAAATCGCCAAATTCATTAAGGCTCTTACTGATCCTGTTGACATAGATGAAAAACTCAAAATTTATGGAACATTCGACAGGACAATGACAGATCTGTACCTTAGTGAACGTATAAAAAAGCTTTTTGAAACATATCAATATATAATGCTAAATGCGGTTATGATTATGAAGATTCTCAGCCTCCCAAATTTAGACATAAACCCTGATTTATTTAAAAAAGACAGCATTAAAAATATGGTCATCGAATTGGCCCCGCTATCCAAAGAAGGCTTTGATCAATTTGGTGACAGTTACGCATTCCACTGGACAAACTATTTTTACACTGAAATATTAACAGAATTACGAAATGAATTATTAGGAATAACTAGTATGTCAAAGGATACTGAAGCGGCTACCCAACTAGCATTGGATTCACGACGAGCACAAATTAGCTTGCATGCAATTTTTGAAAAAAGCGGTCTTTCAGAAGACCTGATCAAGTCTGACGCGAGATAAATAGCACCCAACAACACAACAAACCATTTCGCAATAATATTATTATTTGCAAGGACGGTGAATTAGAAGTAAATAATCCACCACCCTTGCACAGGCTAAATTAGCAACCTGATAACTTGAAAAAATAATTATAATGCCTTGCTGATATTCTAAGATACTTCTTCTAGATGCATTAAGATAAACCCTTCGATAACATTATTATCATCCTTGGTTAATCCAAGTAACTGGCGTTCAGCATATTGTACTTCCTGAGCATGTGCATTCGGCCGGTCTTTGAGTCCGAGCTGATGAATCTGTGCAATACGCTGCACCTTCCCGGTAAATTCCACAACAGCCGCCTCGTCACTGCCGGTGGCTTTCATGTAGCGATTGGTGCGAAGCTTTGCGAACATCTCACGCTTAACCCTGCCCTTTTTGGTTCTGACCGGCTGGCGCTTACGGGCGGCATACGGAGTGCCGTCCGGTGCGGTCTGCGTTTTAATACGACGTTGCTGTGAAGTGCGCAGCTTCTTCGCAATGTCAGCCGCCATCCGTCGACGATTCGTCGGTGACAGCGCGGCAATCAGCCCCGCCAGCCGGTTATCAAAGGCTTTAAATTCATTCATTCCATTCGCTCACAAGCTCGCCGTGAACATAGAGCTGCATCGGTCGGGTCACAGGCTCGGGCGGCTGCGGCTCGGGGGCATGCTCGATGTGCAGCTCGACTCCGACCTCTTTGACTATTGTGCGCTCGCTCAGTAACAGGCTGATGCTGAGGTCAATGCTGTCGTCGTTGTTAATATCAGCTTCATAGGTGAAACCACGCTTGCGCCCTTCATCGGTGGTCATGATGTCGGCCTGATTAACCCGCAACCACGCCTGAATCGGCACGAGGATCAGGTCTATATCCCCCGGAAAATCCGTCACGATGACGTTAAGCGTGTACTGATTTTCAAACGACAGCGATGTGGCGAGCGTCGAGGCCAGTTTTCCGTTATCGATAAACACACGCAGCATTTCGGGGTTGGTTTTCAATACTGGCACGGCATCAGTTAAGGCCTTGCGCAGACTCGTCGGTTTGAGCATCTGTTTTGTCCTGGCATTCTTTTATCGTTTCGACCTGAAGCGCACAGCTTTCGAGCGCGGTTTCGAGCTGGCGAATATCGGCGCTCAGGTCACCATTAGTGAGCGGATTACTCCCCGGCATCGGGCACAGACTCACCCTCGGGCAGGCGTTCAGCACAACGACCGGCTGATGCACAGGGGGCGCGTCGGTGCAGGCCGCGCACAACATCAGGCAGCTCAGTAGCGTACCAGCGCCGTAAATCTTCGTTTTCATTGAGTAGCCTCGTGATGGTTTGCTCGCGACGCTGCGCGCGCTTTGCCGCAGTGTCGAGTTTCTGGCGCAGTTTTACCTGCGCCCGGTCATTGTCGGCACTCAGGCGCTGCGCGGTAATGAGCTGGTCTTTCAGCATGTCGACAGTGCGTTTCTGGTCAGTGGCGACGTCGTTTGCCCGGTTAAACGAGCGGCTGAGTTTGCTGTTCTCATGCTTCAGCCAGGCCAGCGCCACGACGGCCAGAGCCAGTAAAATAATCAGTGTTTTCATTTTGCCCCCTGCACACAGCGCGACCATTCCCGGACGCGACGGTTTTCAAGTCCGGTGTTTTTAACCCCGTTCACATACACCCATCGGCCGAGCTGGTCGCATGCCTGCCCCCACTGCTGACGTTTGATAAACGAGACCAGCGTCGAGCGACAGGCCGCACCGGTGCCGACGTTAAAGGCGAAGCTGACGAGCGCGTCATAGACCGGCTGCGGCATTTTGACCGGTGCGCACACTGCCAGCCGCCGCTCAGTGCTGAGCACATCGGCGACCAGATTTGCCGCCGCCTGACGCTCGGTGATGTCGCGTTTCGGAACCACCCCGGCAGTGTGGCCGATGCCTGATGTCCACACGCCCGCGCTGCACTGATAGGGGCGCAACCGGCACCCTTCAAGGTCTGCAATCAGGGCAAGACCGTCTGGCGAGGTATTCAGCAGACGAAAATCAGGCACCAGTGCCGCCAGCGCCAGCACGACGGCCACACTGCAACGTTTAACGACTGAGGCCACGCATTACCCCCTTATCGATTCCGGCAGCAACGAGATAGCGGTACGTCTGGCGGCGGTACCAGAAATTCACCAGCGCGGTGAAAATGGCGCAACCGCCGCCGACATAGAGCGCGAGTTTTTCCGGTGTCTGCGTGCCGAAATAGGCCAGCGCCACGGAAAACCAGTACGTCAGAAAAGTTGTGATTTTTTCCATCGTTAATCCCACAGGTTGACGGTCTCCGTGACAGGGGCCGTGTCGACGTCCGGCAAGCTGACCCGCGTACCATGCGGCAGAATCGCCCCCAGTTCGGCGAGTCCCGGATTAGCCTCAAGCACGGCCTCGACAATGCCCCCGGTGCGCCCGTAGTGACGAAAGCACAGGGCATCGAGGGTGTCGCCCTGCTGCGCGATGACGTTCATCAGATTTGCCCCACGATGCAGCGGGCCTTGTCCTGAATACGGGCCACGGACCAGCGCATATCCCGCCACATCTCATCGATGGTGCTGTCGATGCTGTCGGCCTTTTTGTCGCCTTTGGCGCTCGCATCCACCCCGCGATAACGCTCATAGAGCGTGGCGGTGGTCATCGCACACACCGCGTTGAAGTAGTGGAAAACGCGCACGCTCTCGCCATCAAGTTCGTCGGTGGGTACATCCTCAAGACGGGCATAACCGGCATCACGCTGAAGGTCACGCCACTCACGCAACTCGGCGTTAGTTTCCGCTATTCCGGCCTTAATCGCCCGGCGCAGTCGTACAGGGGAAACCGTCTGCTCAAGGCGCATTTCTTCCCTCACTCGCTTCGGATCCACATCCGGGAAAAAGGCGGTATTTTTAATCACCGGTTCCGCTTCCGGCACGGGTGGGATAACCACCGTCTCGCGCTTTTGCGTCGGGTTGTTTACTACTAGCGTCGTCATGACTACCTCGGAAATAGGTGGGCGGTGGACGCTGGCCTCAGTTCGGGTGAAACACCGACATCGGCCAGCGTGCCGCCCGGCGCGGGGCGCATTCTGTTAACCGGCGACTTTTCTCGGGCGACCTCGCCCGCGTTTCACCGGTGAATCGGATGTTTTTTTCATGACCTTTTTCGCGGGCTTCGGCGGTGTTTTCTTCACCGGTGCAACAGGCCGGGGTTTCGGGTTCAGCTCACGGCCGAGTCGTTCGATGTCTTTTTTGACGCCACAGCTTTCATCAAGCTGAATGGCGCGTTGCAGGTGCGTCATCGCTTCCGCAAGTTGCCCGTTATCACGCAGCGTGAGACCGACAACCTTATGCAGACGGGCGCGAACCTCGTCGGGCATATCAGCGACACGGGTCATCCCGATAACGCTTAGCAGTGGCTGAACATCAACCGGCTGACAGGCGATGCGGGCGCGAATGGCGGCGAGGGCCACCTCTTCTGCGAGCATGTACGGTGCGGTGCGCGAGTGACCGTCAGGCATCGACAGGGCAAAGTGCAGCGCATAGCGGGCAATCTCAATCGCGCCGGGAATATCACCGACATCAAGACGCCACAGCATCACGGTCATCAGGATGTCATCCTGAGCGCCGGTGCCGGTATCCAGTACACCGGTGACCCACGGCAGATAGAACGGCAACAGCTCGCGCTTTTTCTCAGCTTTGCGCTCTTTAGAATGGATTTGTTTTAGCGTCCGGCGGTCTGCGGCCAGCTTGACGAGCATCTGCTCGTAAGCCGTGGCATGCCGCAGCGGGTGTTGTTCCCGCTGCGATGCCTTTTCAGCCGAGACCCGCATCGCGTGACGCTGTGCGGGGCTCGCCATCGGTTAAGCCTCCGCGCCGTCGGTGGTCTCACCCTTTGGGGCGCTACCTGCATTCATCGCCTGCAAGGCTTTCACCATTTCAGCCGCGAACACGCTCGCGCTGGTCGCTTCCGGGGTGGCACCCTCTTCCTGCTCAAGGATTTCGATGTTTTCAATCAGGCAACCGGCCGCATAATCCTCGATAACGAAATCGACTTTCACCTGCTCGTAGTTTTCCACCTGATCCAGTTTCGGGTTTTCAACGATATGACGGCGGTGCGCGTCTTCGTACAGGTAGATGGAAATGTTATCCAGCGTGGTGATAAAGATGCTGTTAGCCGGGAAGAACGGCGCACGCACGGCCTGTAACTGACCAATGGTTTTCTGGCTGACAATCAACTCAGCGGCGAGTTGTTCGCTGTTTGCCTGGAATTTGTTAATCATCGGGAAATATTTGTCGGTCAGGATGCGACGACCGCAAATCACCACCATTTCCGGGTTTTCGCGGTGGATTTCTTCAATCAGCGATTCATGCCCGTCCATCACCAGCGCGTCGAGGTTGGCATAATGCCCGCCCTTACCGACCTTAATGGTGTCTGAAATGACCGTGCCGTCATCATCCAGAACCTTCGACATCACACGCTCTGGCGCGTCTTCGCGGTATTTTTGCAGCCAGCCGACAGCCACATCCTGAAGCAACGGATTTTTTGCACGGTCAGACGTCGCGGCACGGCTTACGCCATTAAAACCAATGGTGATGTAGTCCAGAGCCTGACGCTTGATGATGGCGTTACGGATGCGGATCTGAAAATCTTCAAAACGCGCCCACAGGTCGAGCTTGTTGTACTTCAGGTTGTAATCGAAATTGACCGGTTTGCAGAAATAACGGAACGCATCCAGCTTCGAGAAATCCGCCGTTTTGCGCTCGACGCCGCCGTCAGTGTCGGTGGTGCTGGCGATGGTGCCGGTCACATCGATACCGACTTTTTCCTCGGTCAGTTCCCCCACGGTCACCATGTTGATGAGTTGCAGGAAGGAAGACGACTGCTGGATTTTATCGAAGAGTTTCTGCGTGACAGACGGCTCGACGTTGAATTTTTTATCAAGGTCAGGCACTTCGACACCGTTCAGTTCGGCGAGGCGGCTCAGGTATTTATTGAATTTAAAACGGGTCTCTTTACGCATAGTGTTTTTTATCCTGTCAGAAAGCGGGCGTTAAAATGTTTGACTCAGCAGTCGGTCAGCGTCACATCCCCGGCATCACCGCCGGTGCTCCGCAGGCGACGCGGCTGTGTAATGCTTTCGGTTTTGTCCAGGGTGGTCTGGATCGTGCTGAACTGCTGCGCAGTTTCATCCCCATGCGCGGCTACGTTTTGTTTCAGTGTCGCGAGTTCGCTTTCCAGCGCTGCGAAGCGGGTTTCCGTCGCGTCCTCCCCGGTTTGCACACGTTCCGCGATAGACGTCACCGCCTCGTGCACGTCGGCGAAACGCACGTCGTCGCTCTGTTGCTGGCGACTAAAAATGGCCTTAACGGAGTCGGTCAGTTTGGTGAGAAGCGTGTCGGGCTGGTCTTCAAATTCCAGCTCGGCGAGTGTCGCCACTGAGAAGAGATCGCCCGGCTGGTCTTTCTTCCCGTTCAGCGGATTGGCGGTGGCGCGGCTGCAAAACTCGAGGTATTCGGTACCGAGGCTTGCGGGGTCATCGGTGACGGCCAGCCCGACGAGATAGCTCTTGCCACTGTTGGCGAAGTTCGGGCGGATTTCCATTGAGGTGTAAACCTTCTGGCCTTTCGCCACCATGTCGACGAGGTTGTCGAGCGGGGCAATTCGGCCAAACAGCGCCAGCTTACCTTTCAGCGCGGAGTCATCATCGATGACATCGGCTTTCACCTCGGCAACGTCGCCATAACGCCCGTACTGACCGTCGGGATTGATGCTGCGGATATGTTCGAGATTGATGCGGCAACCGTAGACGCGCGGGTCGAAGGTGTCAGCCATTTCCTGAATATCGGACGCGCCGATGACGCGACCGTCACAGGTATCACCCTCGACACCGATGCGGAACCATTTAGAAATTTTGGAGGCTTTTTTTGCCATGAGTCAGGTGTCCTGATGTTGGTTTTTCGGATCAGGCTTAGTTTCCCGACTCATCCCCGCACCGGCTATCCATTGCGGATGGCATACCCCTGACACAACAGGGCTTTAGCGATTCGCTGCCCCTGTTTCTTTAGCCTTGCCCTGTATCAACCACGGCGAGGCAAACATGACCATCACCACTGAAACCACACTTCTGAGCGACCCGCGACGGCAGGCGGCGCTGTTGTTCTGGCAGGGATTTTCCGTGCCGCAAATTTCGGAAACACTCCAGACTAAGCGGGCCACCGTGCAGAGCTGGAAGCAGCGCGATAAATGGGAGGCGACCGCGCCCCTGACGCGCGTCGAAACCACGCTCGAAGCGCGACTGATTCAGCTCTATGCCAAGCCCGACCTGACAGCACACGATTTCAAGGTTGCCGACTTTCTGGCTCGACAAATGGAGCGTCTTGCGCGGGTTAACCGCTACAGCCAGACCGGCAGCGAGGCGGATTTAAACCCCAACGTCGCCAACCGCAACAAGGGCGAGAAGACGAAGCCGAAAAAGAATTTTTTCAGCGATGAGGCTATCGAAAAGCTGGAAGACATTTTCCTCGACCAGTCATTCGAGTATCAGCTCGACTGGTACCGTGCCGGACTGGCACATCGCATCCGTCACATTCTGAAATCCCGCCAGATTGGCGCGACGTTTTACTTTGCGCGCGAAGCGCTGATGCGGGCACTGAAAACAGGGAATAATCAGATTTTCCTGTCGGCCAGTAAAACGCAGGCTTACGTATTCCGCGAATATATCATTCAGTTTGCCAAACTGGCGGAGGTGGAGCTCACCGGTGACCCGATTGTCATCGGCAACAACGGTGCAAAGCTCATTTTCCTCGGCACCAATTCCAACACCGCGCAGAGCCATAACGGCGATTTGTACGTCGATGAAATTTTCTGGATCCCCAATTTCCAGCAACTGAAAAAAGTTTCTTCCGGCATGTCGTCGCAGGAGCATCTGCGCACGACCTATTTCTCGACACCCTCGTCGCTGGCGCACGGCGCTTACCCGTTCTGGTCAGGGGAACAATTCAACCGGGGCCGGTCGAATGCGGGTGAGCGCGTCGACATCGACATCACGCACGCCGCACTGGCAAAGGGTGTTGCCTGCCCCGACGGCCAGTGGCGACAGATTGTCACCCTTGAGGATGCTCTCGCCAAAGGCTGCACCCTGTTTAATATCGACACACTGCGCCGCGAAAACAGTGTCGACGACTTCCGCAATTTGTTTATGTGCGAGTTTGTCGACGATAAAGCATCGGTGTTCCCGTTCGAGGAATTACAGCGCTGCATGGTCGACAGTCTGGAGAAATGGGAAGACGTCGCGCCGTTCGCCGACCGGCCATTCGGTCACCGTACGGTATGGGTCGGCTATGACCCGTCATTACGCGGTGACAGCGCCGGGTGCGTGGTCATTGCGCCACCGGTGGTCGCCGGGGGCAAATTCCGCATCCTTGAGCGTCACCAGTGGAAAGGCATGGACTTCGCGCAGCAGGCCGAATCCATTCGTGAGCTGACGCTGAAATATAACGTCGAGTACATTGGCATCGATGCGACCGGACTCGGTCAGGGTGTTTTCCAGCTTGTGCGCTCGTTCTACCCGGCCGCACGTGAAATCCGCTACACACCGGAAATGAAAACCGCGATGGTGCTGAAAGCGAAAGACACCATCACCCGCGGCTGTCTCGAGTACGACGTCGGCGCGACCGACCTCACGCAGTCGTTTATGTCCATCCGCAAAACCATGACCAGCAGCGGGCGCAGTGCCACCTATGAGGCCAGCCGCACCGAGGAAGCAAGTCACGCCGATCTGGCATGGGCCACCATGCACGTCTTAATCAATGAACCCCTGACCGCCGCCAGCGGCCAGCCGTCATCCTCAATCATGGAATGGAACTGATGAGCAAACGTCAAAACAAGAAAGCCCAGTACACTGCAAAACCGGTGCAGCACGCCGCACCCGCCCAGAGCATGGAGGCGTTCACCTTCGGCGAGCCGACGGCGGTACTCGACCGGCGTGATATTCTCGATTACGTGGAGTGCGTGGATAACGGGCGATGGTACGAGCCGCCGGTGAGTTTCTCGGGGCTGGCGAAAAGCCTGCGGGCTGCCGTCCACCACAGCTCACCGATTTACGTGAAGCGTAACATTCTGGCCTCCACCTACATTCCGCACCCGCTGCTGTCACAGCAGGACTTCAGCCGGTTTGTGCTCGACTTCCTAGTCTTCGGGAACGCCTTTATTGAGAAGCGCGTCAGCCTGTCAGGCAAGCCGCTCAAACTGGAGACCTCACCGGCAAAATACACCCGGCGCGGGGTGGAAGATGACACCTACTGGTACATGCAATCCGATTCGCAGCCGCATCAGTTCGCGCCGGGCTCCGTGTTTCATCTGCTTGAGCCTGACATCAATCAGGAGGTGTACGGCCTGCCTGAATACCTGAGCGCACTCAATTCCGCCTGGCTGAACGAATCCGCGACGCTGTTCCGCCGCAAGTATTACCAGAACGGGGCGCACGCCGGGTACATCATGTACGTCACCGACGCAGCACAAAGCAGCACCGACGTCGAAGCGCTGCGCAAGGCAATGCGTGACTCGAAGGGCCTCGGGAATTTTAAGAACCTGTTTTTCTACGCGCCAAACGGTAAGGCAGACGGCATTAAAATCGTGCCGCTGAGCGAAGTCGCGACGAAGGATGATTTCTTCAATATCAAAAAGGTCAGCGCCGCCGATATGCTCGATGCGCATCGCATCCCGTTTCAGTTGATGGGGGGCAAGCCTGAGAATGTGGGATCATTGGGTGACGTGGAGAAGGTTGCGAAGGTGTTTGTACGCAATGAATTAACACCTTTGCAAGGGCGGTTTAAAGAGATAAATAACTGGCTCGGTGAAAATGTAATTCGCTTTGACAAATACACATTTGATACCGAATAGTTTCATTTTTAATATTCATAGCTCAGCGCTGATATTGACCATTTGTTGATGGGAATGGCAGTATTCTTTTTTTAATGGTTGCTTTTTATGGTCTGAACCATATAGCCAAAAGGATGCCATGCTGAGCTATCACTTGCGAAGACTGTCGGGCTTTCATAAATTTTACTACCATCAGGAAACTCAGATAGATATGTATACTGAAGGATATATCCGCGAGGATTATATATCTTTGAGGATTGAGTGCCAAACTGAGTGCTTTTACTGGCTTTTCCGAAAGGAACTCTTACGTTATTTGATAAAGCTGTGAACTGATCTTTATTATACATTGACTTAAACTCTGGGTGCATACTCTCATAAAGCTCTGCAAATTGCCCATTATTAACCTCGCTGAGCATTTTTTCTGCGACTTTTTGTGCGTCAGCACTGCTAGGTGGTGGTGGGAATGGGGCAAAAGGATCATCGGATACAAAGCCTGCCGGATTGAAAAAATAGACGACCACGAAAAATCCGGCCGCTCCCGCTGCTTTAATGGTTTTGTTTACGCTAACCTCCAACGCGCCAGGCAACATGGCTCCAAATCCGCCTGCAATCATGGCAAGAACGAGTCTGAAAACCCACCACTGTTTTTGTGTTGGATACGGTATTGCAACAACTAGTATCAACATTATGATCACAAAGAAAACTGCAAAAGAAAATAGCAATGCTTTTTCTATAGAAAGCTTTGAAGTTCTTTTAGCCATAATTAACCTCAATAGCAGAGTTACGATGGGTAGAGGGAAATATATTATTTAGATGGTTTATAGCATAACCATACAAAAGCCACCTCCTCCATAAGCATGATTATTGATTAATGCATATTAGTCATAATGTGGTAATCAAAAACTTGCATATCACCCATGACTACTACATGAATCAGTTTTATTCGAGTAATAATGCTGAAAGAAGGTGCACACCGATTATTTAGCAATGCTTCACTAACATATGCAATGTTTAACAATGCTTTATTGTCTCATTTCTGCGAGGTTATCATGAATAGGCGTAATTTTTTAAGTTTGTTATTGTGCTTTACAGCCATGCAATCAGCTAAATCAGCAGTAATGCCTCTTGGCCCCATGACACCTCAGGGTCAGCTGATGAGGGCATATGTGGCTCATCCCAAACGGGTTACTCAAAGCTGCCCATTTTGGTGCTGGGCAGCATCAATTTCGATGATCTTTGAGGCTCATGGATATCACATAGATCAAACGGAGATTGTTAGGAGGAGCTTTAATTCAAATGTTGCCATTTGCACTACAGGCAATACTTCCACCATGGGGAATAATTTAAGCCAACCATGGGTCGACTTGCAGGGACGAAATTTTCAATCACAGGTTGTAGCTGCATATGATTATTTTAATAATATTAATGCAATAAATAATATGATTTTAATTAACGAATTAATATATGACAGGCCTCTTTTATATGCCAATAAGAGTCATGCTATGGTTGTCGTTTCTATCGATTATTTCATGACGCCAATGGGGCCAGATGTTAAGGCTGTTGGTGTTCTTGATCCTTGGCCTGCTAGCCCAGGGTATCACTTGCTTAATCCTCAAGAAATGGTGCCTGTGCACATGGGAGGGGATATGACTTTCCTTGCTGCGGTGCAGACGACATAAAGCGGTTAATGGTGCGAGGGGGCGTCACAATTGGGATACCTGTTACCGTGATCCAGCGCGCAATGCTTTCCCCGCCACGCCTGCCCGCTTCAGAGGTCGCTTTTAATGCAGTTGCACGACCACAGCCAGACCGCGCCAGCACTGGCGCGAGAGCGCGAGGGAAAGTCGCAGCAGCGCATGCAACCTCACGCGCTAAATGCATGCATGACTAAAAAACCGAAAAATCGCGAAAATTGCATAAAAAAACCGGCAATTTCGGTGCCGGTCCGGTGATTATTTGCCGCGTGACGAGTCAATAATGCTGTTGATACACATACTGGTGACAATCAGCAAAAAGATAGTGGTCCACGGATTCGCATAAATCAGGCTTAACATGTTGATATAGATCCTTTTATTTTTTCGTTCTGATGTGGTTAAGTAAGTCCTTAACAACCTGACCGAGCTCAGCGTTGCTCGCCTGCTCGACCAGCTTGTCGGTATACGCATCGACCTCGCGTGAGCTGAGGTCATTGTTCAGCGCCAGACAGGTAATATGTTTCGACCAACGCCTAAGCCACTCACCTTCAGAAGAAATGGAATTTTGCATGTCTAAAAACCTCGATTTATTTAACCAGCAGGCGGCAGAAATCTTTGCGGTACTGTGGGAAACCTTTCCCGTCCCACAGACAATTCGCTACAAAAAATTTAACGCCGAGCACCCTGAAGAATACTTTTATAACCCTAACGCACCCGAGATGAAGGCAATAGATGATTTGCGTAGTGTTGTTTCTGGCACATTTATTTTTCTCGGTGAGAATGGCTACATTCAGTATTCAACGGACCATCAAGCGGGTTTTTATGATGTCAGACTGACCGAAAAGGGGCTCGCGGTACTGAATAAAAAGCCCGAGGTGCTCGGCAGCAATGAGACGATGGGTGATAAAATTATTAGTGCAGTGAAAGACGGTACGCCGGGGGTAATTGCCGGTGCAGTGACAAACCTGCTGACCCTCGGTGTCAATCTGGTAACAAGCTAACGCCTCGCGCAGCTCGTTGTTCAACCCCGCTAGCACCGAAAGCAAGTTTCAGCACTGGCGGCGTTTCCTATGGTCGACGCGGTGGCGGGATAATTGGCCCGCGTGCCGGTGGAAATCTGGCCGCTTTGGGATTATTGATTTCGTCCATCCTGCTGTAGTTATCCCTGACGATTTCAGCGCACCCGACCAACTCGGAGGGCGTCAGATTCTCGTTGACCATAATTTGTTGCAGACGTTGAACGATAGCCATCAGCCGGAGGCTCTTGCGCGAGTGCATCGGCGGCACCGGGCGCATGGCTGGCAAAGTTTGCATCAGTCATCCCCCCACGCATCATGCCATGCATCTGCAACACTGCGACCTGATTCATAATCTTCACGCCATGCTTCAGCATCTGAAGCGCTACCGCCGCGCAGTTCCACGTAATCCATTAGTTGTTCATGCCAATCATCAAAGCTTGCTGTTCGTTTTGTGGAAGCAAAATCAGCCACTTAAATCACCTTTACATGCTTGTTGAGAACCCCGGCCACTCATCAGCGACCGGATAAGAGAATTTTTGCCCGTCAAATTTCACCGTAGCGCCACGCGCCAGCGCCTGAAGTTCCCACCGCTGCGGCGTGATGCCATTCTGAGCCAGCTCAAAGCGGATACGCGGGATCTGCTCCCGTTCTGCTTTAGTCATTCGACCGGATGGCGCTATCTGGTTCGGTTTTAATGGCTCGCCGCTTCTTTGCTGGCGATTTGGGCGTGGGGTTTCGTGTTTTAATGCGCTTCTGAGCACCATCACGACTTCGGGGTCATCCCATGCGATTACCCCGTCATCAACAAGATTTAGCACCGCTGCGGTATGCTCAGACGGTGTAGGAGTCATAACTGGATCACCACCGGCGGTGAGCTTTCCACAGTTATTGACAGGACTCCGAGGCGCGGTGATACCGCTTTTTAAAGTCAAAGGCTCAACGGCCAAAAGCTTTGGAACAATGCGCCAGTCTGCTGACCGGGTAACATGGATATGATTAGCGCCTATATGCGGGGCGTAAATACCGACAACGCGCTCAATATCTTCTTCGTAGTTGTTGACCTCGTCGGTCACGTTGCGGGCAACCCTGACGGTCTGGCTGTCGCGTGGCACATTCGCCCCACCCTGTGCAGCGATGTATAAATCGAATTCTCCCTCATCGGCAGCAGCGCGAGCTGCTTCGACGCGCTCATCAAATTCTGATGCAATGCTGACACCCTGAGGCAGTTTTCTCAGTTCGCGGTAAGCGCCCATCGTCGGCAGGCCAATCGGTTTAAATTGCGGGATGCGCCACGTCGACGCCCACGCTGTTACAGCGGCAGCGGTATCTTGTAACGGTTTGCCAGTATCATGATCGAGCTGACCATCGAGGGCGTAACCGTCGATGTTTTTTGCGATGTACTTTGCGATATAGCCCGCCGCACCACCCTGATTGAGATGCTTCGCCTGAAAGCGTTGTTTTGAAGCACCCCGCTCGTCACCGTCCTCTTTCAGAGCATAGCGACGCATGATTTCGGTAATTTGTTTACGCTGGCCGGATTTGCAAAACAGCATCATATGCCAGTGGGGCGTGCCATCATGATGCGGCTCAACCACGCGCATTCCATAAACCTGTAAATCGTTATCCTTAAATGCCGTACGTATCAGGCTCCAGATATGGCACAGATAACGCTGCGTATCTTTCGGGGTGTAAGCCTCATCATTCCAGCCATGATTAAGCTGAACGGTTTTTTCTTTGCCTTTTCCAACCTGACGGGTCGGGTGATATTTCGATGGCGCGGTCAGCGTGATAAACATCCCGACATCGCCCTCACCAGCGGCATAACGCTCGATACCGGCGATGGTATTCATCAACTCCATACGGCGGATCTCGGGGTTAGAAATACTCCCCATCACCTTACTGATGAGATCGATACGCTCGCCGGTGACCTTATTTTCGAGCTCACAGGATTTCAGGTATTCAAGGTTAGCCAGACGGCGAGAATGTACGTCACGGATGGCACTTTTGCTGGCATACGGTGAGCGGTCTTTATTCACTTCACCGGCGGCGATGAGTAGCGATTCATGCCAGCGCATTCGCTGCGCCTTAAACTGGTTAATCCACCACTCATCATTGATAAGACGCGCCACGGCGGAAAATGCCTGGCGGATCGTCATCTGACCTTTGCGGTATTTCTTCCAGAAAAGCGGAGTAATGTTAAATGCACGGGCCGCGCCAGCGACCTGACCATAAAGGTGAGTTTGCGCCTCATCAGTAAACAGCGATTCTTTACCATCATGCGCTTCCGCCCACGCATCGCTTAATTCCTCATACATGATGAAAAATTGTGAGGCAATGCGTGCGGCAAATTTCTTCAGCTCTTTGTCATTCATCCCCGGCAGACGGGCGTAATTCTCTCGCTCGGTCAGGAACAGCAGCGAGGCATCAGCATTCATTTCGTTACGCTGATTTACGCGCTCGATGCGCGGCCACAACCGACGCAAGAATGTCGACTTTAGGAAATACAGCCCATGCACCGGGCTTTTATTCCGGCGGATATAGTCATATCGCGAGGTAAAGAGTGAGCTCAGGAAATATGGCAGGTAGTCAATCTTTGACAAAACGCCTTGCACCTGACGCAGTTCGTCACGTGTAAGAGGTCTCTCTCGCCCTATGGCATCGCGGGGAGCATTGAAGGGATAAGCACCGACAAACGGCTCGCCGGTGCTTTTGGAAAATGGCGGTGGAGGTGTAGGGGCGTTGCGCCCCTGTACTGCGCGGCTCATTCACACACACCGGCATAAACACTGTTACAAACCGATTTGTCATTCGCAGCGGCAAGCAAATCAAATTGAGCTCCACCACGGGTGGTCATGGCCCAATCGCGATAAGTTTCGATCCCGTAGGCTGCTACCGTAACAACTTCAATTCGGCGTTCTGCGCGACGAGGGTCATGCGTAGACGGGAAGAAAGTGGAATTACCGCGTCGGGAACAAGCAGCGACAAGGCGCTCCCATTCCGCAACGCGTTTTACCTCTTCTGGCCAGCGGCTGAATATTTCGGCCAATTCAGATTTGCGGGCATGAATGCAAGGCATGCATCCAACACGACTACAGCCCTGCTCATAAAGTGGATTCGGTTTGATACCATGGCGTTTAGCCATAGCAAACACATCTTCATGCAACCATTTAAGTATCGGGCGATAAACATGCAGCCCAGGCGTGTTATCTGCATCCTCTACCCATACAGGCAAACCAGCCCGCGCCGGGGATTCTTGCGCGCGGACACCTTGCCAGTTAATGACCTCTTCGAACTCCTCCAGTGCAGGCATTACTACCTGTGTTCGCACGGGCTCATGCTTCAGGTCAAATGTGCAGAAACGTGCTTTCGTGCTCGGGAAGCGCCCTTTCCACATGCATAAATCAAGGAACGGATTTCCGGTGGGCTTAAGAACTTCCAGCGCTCGCGCAATACGTTCAGCGGCGTCATCCGGTGACATACCGCAATCTTCAACAAGAGATTCGGGCCACTTCTCTGCAATAAACTTGCGTTTTCCCTCTATCTGGCGAGAAAAGTCAGCTTTGACACGGACTATTTTGCCAAGCTTCGATTCCAGATAATCGAGGTAATCCATCGTCTGTGCGTGCTCATGCCCGGTATCAGCAAACACCGGTAATGCGGGAACGTCATTTTCAATGGCGACAAGCCACTGAGCCAGACTATCTTTGCCACCGGAAATGGAGACTATATTGAGGGTGTTCTCGCCTTTGCAACGACCATCAATTTTCATTTCCGCCCCTTACAGGCGGCAAACGCCTCTTCACATTCGCAGGCAGTCTGTTCAATCTGCGCAGCCAACTCGGCGAAAGTGCGGGCCTCGCCCGTTAAAGCATCATGCAGTATCAGATTCGAAACGAGTTGATTCACTTTCGGGTAATAGCCGATGACATCCAGCCATTCATTACCGGCATTTTTCCCGGTTCTTGCTGTTTTCTTCTCCTGCAAAATAAACTGAAACGGGTCACTGGTGACGACATAACGGTCACCAATCTCGATACGAATGCTCATACCTGCCCCCGGTAGTGCTTTGCGTTAGCTTCCAGTAATGACTGGCAATAAACGCAGCGCAGCGCTGTCGGATGTGCGGCTCGGCGTGCTGCCGGGATAGGCCGATCACAATCGACACAAACCAATACCGCAGCGCCACTGGACTTCAGCCGGGCGGCGTCAACGTGACGGGCAAGTGAATCGGCCTGTAACTCCTGAACGTGATCCATATAATCTGGCATTGACTCCACTCCTTTATGCATTCAGCTTTTCGAGTTCAACCCGACAGGCGGCGCTAAACTCTTCGGTTAATTGGGTAAACTCGTCAAAACGGGTTATCTGCTTTAAATAGATGGCACGCTTCACCAGCAGGTTAACCATGTCCGACAAGAGGTTTAATGGGTTCGAATAAATGGCGATGACGGACTCAACTTTATTTCCCGTTTCTTTGTCACGTCTAATATCTGCCAATGTGAAATCACCACTTTTCATTAAGGTGACTTTTAGCCAGTTATTCAGTAGCGCAGATTTTTGCGAAACCATTAACTGGACTCCCCACGCAACAACCCGACGTCATGAAGCTTTGTGGATTCCTGACTGAGTAATTCAACAATCTCAACCCTGTTCAGCTCTCGCTCAGCAATGTGGCGAATCAGCCCGTCAAGATGAGATGAGAATCGGGTCGCGGCGTCAGCCTGCGCCTCACTTCTGGCCTGCTGTAATAGCAGAGAAAACTTACCTGACTGATTTTTTGCTTTGGTCATGATGACTTTCTCCAGGCAAAAAGAAGCCACGCACATTTGAGTACGTTTAAAAGCTTGGCAGTAATTAATTAATGCAAATATTGTTCGGGTTTCACCGAGGTCATTATTGTCGGGGCGTATTCAAAAAGGCTGAATAACTCACGCAGTGCGCGGAAGAGTTTTTCACGCCAGTAACATGATTCCTCATCAATGCGCCAATAAGGCTGATTAAATTCATGCTCAGTTAATCCGGCATGCATAAATAAAGAGCGCCGCTGACTGACAGTTAAATAACTGATATACGCAACTTCACTTGCCCCAACCTGTCGACGCTTTGAAAAGGCTGTACGCATTTCATCGATGGCACATGCCAGACGCTCACGGTCGACGTCGTTCATTTCTTCAAAACGCATTGTCGCGTGACGCTGTTTTAACTGCGCATGAAAACAGACAGTCAGGCGCTCACGCTCCATCATCTTGTTGTAAAAATTGCAGCTATCCTGCCAGCGAGGCAGAGCCAGATGTTTTCCAATCAGGCCGCGCAGACCAGCGGGTTGTTCCTCAACTAAACCGGGTGTCATCACAGCCATTTGCAAAACCTCCGGGTTTTTATGGAAGCGAGCGCAGTGCTGATTACGCCCAGCTTGCGGGTGCGGATAATGATGCCTTTGCGGCCCCGACCGTGGGTGATGGTGAAGTTAATCGGAGCTAGGTTCTGCTGATTACGCAAAAGCTGAGCAATACATCGTGGTTCTTTCACACATTCGCTACGCTTCATACTCCGCCCCCTAAGCCGAGCCACATTAGCCATCCTTCACGTATTTCTTTCGGACGGCTTTCATAGGCAAGTTTCATTCCATTATTCCAGGCTGGTAGGTAGACCCAATATTCGCCAGCCCTGCCAGTAGCAGATTGTGGGTCAGTCATCTCTATGATGGGTAATTTGCCCTTCTCAATCATCCCCTTAACAGCGATCGGACTTTTACCTATCAGTCGGGCGAACTCCTGATAGGGAACTGCGTCACTGGCGCTCTCTAAAGACTTCTTCATCTGATACACTTCTCCGTTAGCGTTTTAATTGCTCTTAATGGCTTATAATTGCCTTTAATGTGACTACGAATGCAAAACACAAACTACGATAAACACAAAATTACGCAATAGGAGTAATTATGTCAATACACGTTTCAGAGAAGCTAAAGCTCATGCGTGAGTCGGAAAGATTAAACCGTAGGGAAGTCAGTGAGTTAACCGGCGTACCCTATAGTTCACTTTCGAGCTATGAAGGTCGTTCAAAAAACGCAGGTGTGGAATCCATCATGAAGATCCTCCAACACCCTCGTTTCATGAAGTACACCATGTGGTTCATGACTGACCAAATAGCACCTGAAGCTGGGCAGATTGCACCGGCTCTCGCGCACTTTGGGCAGCAGACAACAACGTTGTCCCACTCAGACCAGAAAACTGGCTAACCATTTACGGCGCTTATTTGTGCAGTAAATGCACGGTGAGTTTTTGTTATTTAAATCAGGAAATTGAAGTACGCAGTAACATCATCGGGAGGCTTTATGTCTGTTAAAAAGCTCGATGATGGTCGATATGAAGTGGACATCAGACCTGCAGGGCGCGACGGAAAGCGTATCCGCAGGAAGTTTGACAAGAAAAGCGAAGCTATCGCTTTTGAGAAACACACACAGTTCAATCACCACAATAAAGACTGGCTATCAAAACCGACAGATAAGCGGCGTCTGTCTGAACTGACCCAAGTCTGGTGGAATTTGAAGGGCAAGCACGAAGAACACGGAAAATCGAATCTCGGGAAAATTGAAATCTTCACCCGGATTACTGATGACCCATGTGCATTCCAGATCACTAAAGCACTTATCAGCCAGTACAGCGCGGCCAGGAGAAGTCAGGGGATAAAGCCATCAAGCATTAACCGAGATCTGACCTGCATTAGCGGGATGTTCACGGCACTGATTGAAGCTGAATTATTCTTTGGTGAGCACCCGATACGCGGAACTAAAAGACTGAAAGAGCAAAAACCAGAAACAGGCTATCTGACACAAGACGAAATCGCTCTGCTGCTCTCAAGGCTCGAAGGCGACAACAAAAAAATTGCAATCCTCTGCTTGAGTACAGGGGCCAGATGGAGTGAGGCGGCGCGATTGAAGGCAGAAAACATCATTCAAAATCGCATCACGTTCGTTAAAACTAAAACGAACAAACCGCGCACCGTTCCTGTCTCTGAGGAAGTGGCAAAAATGATTGCCTGCAACAAGCGAGGTTTTCTATTTCCTGATGCCGCCTATCCAGTCTTCAGGCGAACGATGAAGGAATTAAAACCTGATTTGCCAATGGGTCAGGCAACACATGCTTTGCGCCACAGTTTTGCGACGCATTTCATGATTAACGGAGGCAGCATTATCACTCTTCAACGGATACTCGGTCATTCGCGTATTGAGCAGACAATGGTCTACGCACACTTTGCACCAGAGTATCTACAGGATGCCGTTTTACTCAATCCTTTGAAGGGGGGTACTGACATTCAGAGTGTCCACATTGTGTCCACAGTGCAGTAG